ATGAACGTGCTGTGCGTGATTCCAAGCGACAGCTTGCGGCGCTTGACGGTGCAAGGCAGTCGGCGGAGGATCCTCAGCTCAGAGCAATGCTTGACAGAGAGTTTGCTCAGCGTTCCGTTACACTTAAAAACCGTGAAGCACGGCTTGATGCGTTTATCCGTGACAATGACCTGCAAAGGGATAACTCCCGTGTTCGGGTCGTGGGGTTCGGAAAGAGTGTTTCGCAGAGGGCTGTTTGGGCTGATAAAAGGCGACCGGTCACACTTCATTCTGATTTGTACCATAATACTGAGTTCAAACCTAAAGAGTATTTTGAAAGCAAGGAATACAAAAATAAATTCAGGCAATTTGACTCGGATTTTTTCAGCGTTTTAGCCCGTGATTCCGTATATGTTTCGGCAAGAGAGGCTGTTCTGAATAACTATGGTCATATGTCCGAGGAAGTTTCAGTAATAAGCAACATATCCGGAGTAATAAAGGACAGGCAGTACAGCAATGGCTTGTCTGTAAGCTTCAACATTCCCAAAGGCAGAGCGGGAGCATACACCGTTATACACAACCACCCCAACAATGCTCCGCTAAGTATTGAGGATATTGTAACGGCAAGCGAATGCCCAAGCATAAGAACTATGATGGCAGCTTCCCACGATGGCAAGATATATTGGCTGCAAATCGGTAACGGTAAAAGGCTTGATGTTACAAACGAAATGCTTAGGAAAAATACAAATGAAGCGCTTGAATTAAAAAATCTCTGGGCAAGATTTATTTCTAACAACGGCGGAGATTTTTACGCTGCTTTAAGCAAGCTTGCTGAATCTTATAACTGGAAAGTTGGTGTAGTTTAATGGAAAAAAATTATCACGTTACACTTGACGACGCTGCTCCCTTGCCAACCGAAGATGATATGAAAGCATTTGCGGAGAAAATCGGAATTACATACGATGAATATGTTGATGCGTTGGATAACGGAATCTTCAAAACTGCTGATGTCTTGGCGTATGTAAAGGAAAAATGTTATCATGTTATGATTGATGACGGCGCACCTCTTCTTCCAGTTACAGAGGAAGAGTTGAGAGCAGATGCTAAAAAGTTAGGTATTTCATATGAAGATTATTTATCTGCATTAGATAACCATATTCCTTATAACGAGATATATGAGTATGTAAAAAAATTGCATAAATGAGCACCTTGCACCGACAGGGTGCTTTAATTTTGCCTAAAAAGCCCTTAAACCAATATTTAAGGCGCTTTTTTTATACCCAAAACCAATTTTTAAAGGAGGAATTTCCATGAAGAAGGAAGAACTTACAGCTCTCGGAATTACCGATGAGCAGGCGGAAAAGGTGCTGGAAATGCACGGAAAGGAGCAGAATGAAGCTGCGTCCAAGCTCTCGGAGGCTGAAAATAAGCTTGACGCTGCGGAGAAGAACGCCAAGGAGCTTACCGAAAAGGTCAAGGCATTTGACGGTGTTGACCTTGAAGCGCTTAGAAAGTCCGCTGCCGACTGGGAGACCAAGTACAACACCGATATTGCCAAGGCGAAACTTGACAGTGCCGTGGAGCTGGCTCTCACCAAGGCAGGCGCTAAGGACGTTGGTCTTGCCCGTCACCTCATTGACACATCTATCCTTAAGCTTGACGGCGACAAGGTAGTAGGTCTGGCGGAACAGCTGGAAAAGGCTAAGACCGATAAGGCTTTCCTTTTCGGCGATGAGCCTGCAAAGGAAACAGCAAGGATCGACACAGGGATCGACCACGGCGGAGCTACCGATACAATATCGGACGCTCAGATCAGAGCCGTTATGGGTCTGCCCGCTGAAACCAAGTGATTTATTTAGGGAGGAAAAATTATGCCTAACGCTATTACAAAATTTTCAAAGTACACCGAAAAGCTGGACATGGTGTATGAGCTTGCATCATGCACTTCCGTGCTTGACAGTGACAGCACACTGGTCAGAGCGGGC